GACCATTTTCATCAACATATTCGACAACTAAATTTTCACCAGCGTCGAATAAGCGTTTTACATTTGACACATAGACTTCAACAATCTCTCTCCCAAGAGTTTTATCGACAGTTCTAATTGCTTTTTCAATTGTACATGTTGTTCTGGAAGTTTCGCCGATGCCTTGGCGTCTATTCAAAAGCGAAACATTAAAATCGTCATATTCACTTAATGTGACTTTATACAAACGTTCTGAGTCATAGATGTGACCGCTTACATTTCCATTCGCATTAAATTTATGGTATACAGTTAGATAATCGCCAAGAGCATTTACTGTATTGACTTGTCGCTTTTCGTTGTCAATTTGAATAAATGAGTTTGCTGTGATACCAGCAGAAACAAGATTAATGCCGTTTGCGTCAACTATTTTTGGAGTTGCAACATTTACCCAAACATTACCAGTTGATACAACACGTAGAGTATCAGAGAACGCTAGACGAATTGCTTGAGGGAGTTTCCACTTACCGTCAGAGGCTTTTAGAATGTCTTCCTTTGGAAAGAAGACATCGACTTCTTGGTTGTATAGAACACGAAAAATAAATTTAAAGGAATCTGGTGTGCCTTTTTTAGCGTAGAAATCTCGAGCTGCTTTGATTACCTTTGCAGTAGAAAGTTCAGTTTCTTCTGGAAAATTTGGAATAAATTTTGATTTAAAGAATTTTAGAAGGTCTGCGCGTGTTTCATCGACGTCAGCATAATCATATAAACTCTTTGCTACTTGTAAAGTTTTTGTATCTTGTTCCAAATACTCATAATATTTTTTGAGCAACTTTGTGAATGTTGGCGCATTCGCGTCAGCCGCAGTTGTTTGTGCGTCGGCAGAACGAATGAAGTCAGGTAATTGACTCTCAATTAAAGTTGAGATGTGATTATTTGCGAACATTATTCACTTTTTCTTACATCGATAATGACTGAGTCGGTATCTTCTTCGTCAATCGTTATGATTCTACTGCGGCTAGACTCGAAATTATTTCTTTCTGGTCTTGCATTAATACGGAAGATTTTCAATGGATCGCTAATGCTTACTGGATCAAATTCTGTCAGTGTAATCTTACCAAGCACATAATCGATCGTTCCAGCTGAAGAGTTTAGAACAACGCTCTCATTGTTTTCGTTGAAGAAATAACTTTCAAGATTTCCGTATCTTTTCTCAACGCTTACCAATAAATCAACGGTTGTGTCTGGATTATTTTCTTCAAGGTCTGTAGCAGTTGCATATACTGTTGCTTTTGCAGTGGTGTAACTTGCACCCTGTTTCTCAACAACAATTTCTGTAATCTTACCATTTACAATAATAGGGTAGGCACTTGCGCCAACACCATCGCCAGAAATAACAATAATCGGTCTGGTCTCATATGTTCCTGGAGCAGCTAGAACTGAAATTGATTCAATTCCAGAAGAACTTCCTGTTGTTTCTCTCATAAAACAAGTACGCAAAACACCATCAGCATCATACTGTCTGAATGCTGGCGTAGAGTAAATTGGATATCTAGAATCTTCGCGTGTTAATGGTGTTCCGAAATTTAAAGTGTAGTTTCTTGCTGCACCTACCTGTGGAATAAATCGTTTTTGAATTGTGCAAATTGCGTCACTGTAACTGATTGAGAGATCAGAGTCATCAATGTTTCGAAGCATCTTAGACATCTTAAACTTACTGTTGAAGTCATTTAGATCTGAATCTCTGAATGCAAGAATTGCATTTCTAATAAGTGCTTTAAGTGAGTCTGCATTTCGATTTGTTTTTGTTTTATCATAATAAACTTCAGCATAAATGTTTAGATAATTGTAATCAACATCAACAAACTCAGGAATTACAGTAACGACTGAGACTGGTTTGACAACGTTGTTAATCACATCAAGTTTTTCACTCTCTGTAATCTCATAACCAGAAGTTGGTTTTGCTGCAAGAAATACCTTTCCATAAACAGGTGGATCGTTTTCTTCTCCACCCCAGACGTTCACAGATTCAAAGTATGGGTATCTCTGATTAATAAGACCAATAATATCGTCTTTTGTAACACCGCGATTATTTGAGATGTATGCCTTTGTTGAAGTGCTTCGAATGCTCTCAATACTTTCCTGTCCAGTTCCACCGCTTGCAGCTGTAACTGGATACACAACTGATGTTGAATACCCACCAACAGAATCGATTAAACTAAATGCATTGGCTTTATTTGCTGCAGAACCTTGCGTGATAATGTATGTCACAATTACAATGTTACCATTTGTAAGTTTTTTACCAAGGACATCATCACCAAAGTAGATTCTATACTTTCCACCGCGTGTTTCTTCTAAAAAGAAAACTGGTGAAGTTGCAACTGTATTCGTTGAATCTGTTGAAAGAGTAAACTTTTCTTTTCTAAAACTTGATGATGATTCTTGAACAACAACTTCAAGAGTGCTTGTATCAATTCCAGCGTCTGGTAGTTCAAAACTTCCAGTAGGATTGTTTGTTGAATCGTATGTAAATGTGTAACTTAATGGTTGTCCCTGATAGATGTAAAGATCATCAAAACAAAAACGATTACAGGTTGGATCAAAATCAACAGTAACAGTGTCTCTGTTGACAAAGGTATATGATGTTGATCCGATTGGCGCAGAAGCGAATTTTGTAAATCTTGGAAGAGTCAATGACGATGCACTACCAACATCGCGTGTAATTTGTAGATTGACAGTTGCGCGTGGTGCCACAGAAGAACGTGGAGTGTATCCAAGCATTTTCGCATGAGAAACAACTGACTCGCGCATGAGGGCAGTATCTAAAAACATTTCGTTGGCAATCATATTATTATAGAATGCCATATAGTGAGTATTATAGGCTAAGATATCCAATAAGACATTAATGCCTGCAGCCTCAAAATCAAAGTCTGTGAATTCGTTTTGATCGCGAAGAAAATTCTTTAGATTCTTTTTAATTTCGGAAAAGTCTAATTCCGAAATTGTAAGTTTTTGGTCTATATTTGCCATTATCTAACCTTTTCTAAAAATAAGGTAATCGTTGTTGGTGGTTCCAGATTGTTCGTAAAGAAACGAATTGTAACAGCATAACGATTTTCTTCTGGCTTTGCTTCAACCCGTATCGCATCAATTCCAATACGAGGTTCAAAATTTTGAATTGCGCTTATAATTTCATTCTTCAAAACACTCGCTGTAATGAATGAAACATCTTCGAACAAAAGAGAACGAACTCTAGATCCATAGAGAGGCTGGAATGGCTTCTCGTATTGGTTTGTTGAGATTAGATTCTTCAAAGCACCAATAATTGCCGCATTACCAGTTCGTTTCACAACGTCTTTTGTAATCGGGTGAACACTTAAATTTAAATCTAAATCTTTATATGTTCGTACTTCTAATGCCATTTTACTTTAATTCTTGCGTTTTTGTTATTTAGCATGGTTTAGCGCATGGGTCTTCTGGTACTGTTACATCTGGCGTACCATCAACATCTGCACCAACATTTCCATTGTCGTCAGTTCCTGTTCCTTGAACTGGGAATGGACCACCAATCAAATTGAGTCCATCGAGAGAAGGATCAGTTGGAATGGCTGTGTTTGCAGAAATTGTATTATTATTAAAGCCAGGATCGTTATAATCCTGATCAAAGTCGTCTAGAATCTCAATAAAGTCGCTTGTTGTTGCATCACAACCTTGTCTTCTAGGATCTGGAGCGAGAATAATATCTAGATATTCATCAGAATCATTTGGTCCACTATCTTTTCTCTTTTTCTTAGAGCAAGATAGAGAGAACAGTTTGATCATTCCCTTCACCAGATTTTTAGCCTGATTCAAGACTGCAATGTCCTGATTGACAATATCCTTAACTTGATCTCTGACCGTTGTAATCGTTGTAGTCGCTTTTTGAATTTCTGTAATAACAGCTGCCGATGGAAGCGCTCTAATTGCGTCATCGCGAAGTCTATACTTCATGTCGTCGAGTTTTTCCTTCACCCTTCGGAGCAACTCATCTTGGAATAAAGATTGTGCTGCATCAGAAGGCGAGGATACGTTGACCGACTGGTAGACACCGTTCGACCTGCGGACGCGAGTGGTCAACCCAGATAGAATATTTGGATCTCCAGTTAAAGTTGCAGGTAGAGTGAATGCGTTGATGATTCCATCTGGATCGACTAGATCTTCATCTAACCCAACAAACGGCGTTTCGTTTGTGACTTTATAGACTGGGAAATTTCGAGTAAATCGTAGCGAGTCATCAACTGTAATCGTGGTATCAGTTACAGAAACAACAATATATTCTTTTGCATCATAATAAATTTTATTATTTGCTTGTAGGTAAGTCGTGAATGAGGTTCCGTTACCTGTAATCACATTATCCAAACAGACAGAATTACATACAAATGATGTCTTAACTTTAACTTCTAGATCTGTTGAAGTCGTTGCAAAAGCAGAGTTTACGTTGAAAGACGTTTCTTTATAGAATGTTTGTGATGTGCAAGTGCTGTCAAATGGATTGTAAACTGTGAGATAATCTCCATATGCATTTACAGTGTTGACTCTTCTCACTTCGCTGTTTACTTTAATGTAAGTTCCAGTATTCACTTTAAGAGTTCCAGAAGCATCAAGTAAGCAGCTCGCAAGATTTAGAGTTCCGACATCTGCAGTAATAACTTTCACATTGTCTGTTAACACATCAACAGAAACTGTTCCAGAAGGAGCAGCTGTAAAATTCTTGTCAATTACGATCTTTTCAATTGAATTAATGATGATGGTGTCACCAATATCAACTTGAGGATAAACCGTCGAAGTTAAGTTTGGACTTACCTGATTGCTAGATGCAATGTTTGCTGCAGCGCCACCAATAGCGACATTACCATAGAGACGTTCGATTTCAAGTGCTGATCCTGCGCCACCTAATCCAGAAAGATTATCAGTATGTTGTTCAAATTCTCTTAATGAACGAGCAAGAGAGTCGGAGCTCTCTGCAATATTGATCAGCTCGCCGAGTGCAAATGGACCGATCTTATATGTGTCTGCATTTTGCTGCACCTTTCCAATTGCATTAAGCAAATTGGTTCTAGCAGTTACGATGCTTGGATCAGTATTACTAAAGAGGTATGGAAGACTTGCCTCTAGTTTTGCATAGTTATTTGCAGTATAACCATCCATCCATTGATTTAAGTCATTGATTGGCGAAGCTGCAAATTTATCTAATGGATCAAGGAAGGTCTGTAACTTGTCTCGGAGAGGATTTACGAAATTTTGGGCAAAGAAGTTCCGAACAGCATCAACTCCTTTTGGAATAAGGTTTTTGATACTCTCAAGAAATTTAGCGAATTTCCCTGCAGCGAAATTGAACCCACCGTTCTTTGCAAAAGGAATTGGCACGCATGAGAATACGATCGCCAATGTTTGCAATAGCGGGAGTCCTCCGATTAAACAGAGAATAATCTTAATAATTTTGCCTATAATTTTACCTAGGAAGACACGTTACTCCTATTGAGTTTTTCTTGAAGGGTTGAGACAGTTTCTAGGACAATTTTGTATGCATCATACCTTTGTCTTAGATTATGCTCGTATAAAAAATCCTTATCTTTTTCTGAAAGGGGAGAGAGTTTAGACATCTTTGCCATAATATTCTGATATTCTTTCAGATCACCTTGCTTTATACACATATTTATCTTCAACCTGAACCGAGATTTTCGCCGAAGTACGCTGATGTATCATCGGCACTCTTTTCACCAGATGTATTGTGTTGTGGTTCTCTCTCAGTAGAGGTTGTGTTATAATTTGGAGTCAAACTTGCGTTTGGATCACCAGACTCATCAGTCGCAAATTTCTTACTTAAATTCTTCAAAGCTCCATCAACGTCTGGAAGCCGAGCAGTAAGTGTGTATACGCTCGTGTTTGGATCAATCTTCGCAGTTGCTGTTGCACCAGAGGTTGTCGGGAAATTCGAACTTACATTTGCTCCAGCAAGAATTGTTGTGTTTGTTGGAGGTGGATTTGTTTCTCGAACTTGATTTATTTTAGAAAACTTATCAGTTTTTGGTGGATGTGGAGAGAGTGAATTAATCCTGCTCATCGCTGCCGCAACCACTGTGTTCATTGTTGCCATAATTTATCCTCCACCCAAATTAAAATTTGGGGCTTCCACATTTATCGGACCAGCGTCAAGCGGAATCTTTGGCTCAGGAACATCTAGAATTTTACCAAGTGGAGGTAAACATGAGTTTAGATCTTGAATTCCGTGAGTCTTAAAGACTTGGGCATCAGCCTCAACAATATTTCCACCAAGATGTACAAGAGTTCCACCAACAGACGTTTGTCCACCACTTGAAATTCCAGCACTCAATCCACCAAAAACAGAGGTCTGCATCGCACCTTTAATATCAACAGTGCCGCCAGATAGAGTGCTGAATACACTTGATAGACTTAAAGACTGTGCAGCTTTGACCTGTGCAGTTGTACCAGCTGCCATGTTCACAGTTTTGTTTGAAACAACTTCAAAGTTGTCGCATTCAATTCGAATATTTCCATTTACACGAAGGAATAGATTCGAATCAATTGTCTCGTATTTATCGCCATTTATATAATTTCTATGATCACCCATCGTTACATCGTAACGACCTTTTTGAGATTTAATCTTCGTGTGCCCTTCTGGCAAGAATTCAAGTGTAGATCCAGTTCTGTGCGACAATTGAACGCGCTCGAACTCATTTGTATCATCCATTTCAAATGCATGACCAGATTCTGTTTCAAGGACGTGATTGAAAGGGTACATCGCATTAAACGCTGGGAATGGTTCGTCCCAAGTTGATCCCTTTGCTGTCATCACATTTACAACACGAGTCTTTCTCTGAATATCAATTGTTGTGTTTGCAATTGAATTTGGATCGATTCCATCGTATACACCATTCTCGCTTCCACGAACTGGACGAGCAAGGCGAGAAATGCTTGGTTCGTTTAGATTTACAGGATTTCTTTTTGGCACATCGTCTGTAACTTGAACACCGCGACTGTCTGCTTTGATAAATGCTTCTTTAATTTTTCGAGGAAAATCTAGTGCAGCTTTTTCTTCGTCTGTGTAAGGGTCAGTGAATCCCATATTATTCTGACGGCGTTCATCTGGAATTCCTGGAACAGTCCCAAGAATAATTGGATAGTGCCCTTCTTTACCATCTGCAAAGAAGCCAAACACCATCGTTCCTTCGGCTGGAGGCTGAACTGCTTTTGCTCCGTATGGAACAATTGGATGCGCCCAAGGAAGATCGCTGATTCGAATTTGATTCACATCTGATGTGTGCCAACCAAAACATCGAATTTTGCATCGACCAAGTTCAAGTGGGTCAAGGCGATCTTCAACGACGCCAAACCACCAAACAAAATTATTTAAACCAAGAAACTCAGATTCCATCAATAAGATCTCGCCGTTTTATACGCATCAGTCAGTACAAATGGGTCCAAATCAATCCCAACAGAATTTTTACACAACTTCATAGTTGTAGTCCATGATCCTGGCACAATGTTGTGCTGAAGTTCTGTAATTAGATATTTTCCAGAGTATGGGTCTTTTAAACTTTCCGTGTTATAATTTTCTGTAAATGCAGGAATGTCAACATCAACCATATAACCAACACTCAACAATGCATTTCCAGGAACCTTACATTCCAACTCTGTATTTTTAAGCATATTAAATTGAACTTTTCTTCTTGACAAAGTTTTTTCAATGTTTGTGCTGTTGACTCTTTGCAATTTTGATAAGAAGTACGGATTGTTTGTTAATCCTAAATCTGTGAGGGCATAGTTTAGATCTGGCTGAACATCATCTCTATCACCACGCGCATCATAAATTGCTCTATCTTTTCTATTTAGAGCGTCGTTTAATGGAAAATTTCCATCCATTAACATTTTCTTATTGAAGGTATCAACTAGAGAATAGTCGTATGATTTGAATTTTTGTGTGATTAAATCAAGTGTAAGTAACCTTGAGTTGTAAGCAGATCTTCTTGTGTTTTCTATCACATTGAAATTTTGCAAAATGTTAAAATCCATCATAGAATTAATATTATATGGGGCTTTATCAAACTCATCCTTATGAGTTGCTTTCGTATAATTTAATTTGGTAAGTGGAGATCTTGTAAAAAGATTTAGAAGAGATAGAAAATTATATCCGTCTTTATTTTCAAAACAAATAAATGTTGATCCGTTTTCGTTAAATGCATGTTCGCTCAAATATCGAATCGCCTCAAATGGTCGATACTTTGTTAAAACAAAATCATTATGTCCTAAAGACTGTTCAAAGTTTTGATCTTTATTTACTCTTCTTTTATTTGCAAGAAGAGTCTCTGTGAGAATTCTATACACATACTCTGTCACACTTCCGCCTCTCAATGCTTTTGAAAGAGTTATTTGATTTGATAGAACTAACTCTTCAGAACAGAAATGTAAAATGTATGATTGGATATTTCCTTTTGATCCTGGTCCTCTATCTGTAATCTTCCATACTCTAAAAATCTTCTTATATTTTTCTTCTTCAGTTGCGTCTGGCTTTCCAAAAATAATCTCTAAAAACTCATTTCCGTGAGCCTGAACTTTACTTACCATGCTCACACCATCGTCTAACTGAATTGTTCCAGTAATGACAGGATGAAATATGTTTTCATAAATTTTGATGTTATTGATAATATCGCTAATATTATATGAGCGACCATTAGATCCAATCAATGTTATCTTAAAGATTGTAACATCGAGTACAGATTTCGCAACTGAATTTTTAGCCATTTAGCACACTCTGCAGTTCATCAACAATTAAAGGTACATATTCAGATTTGATGAGTTTTATTTCTCGCTTTGATTCATTTAATTGATCTTCATAATCATATACCTTTACTCCATTTTCCACTCTTGTGACAGATAGCGTTGCAATCACTGCTGATGTTGGATCTGCATTGTTCGCATAAAACGTCACAGAACTTGATGATGGAGCGAAGGTTGTTAGAGTATTTGAGGTGTTATCATACTGATCATCTGTGATAATAAATTTCTCAACGTTCGTAGTTGTTGGACCATTGACTTGGGATAGAGTGCTTGTTACGACCATCTCAAGATGATGATTTGCAGAATATGCTTGAGAAATTGAAGTGTATCCATAATCGCTTAGAATTTTCTTTTCTAAAGCATCTCTTGATAGTGGAAAATCAAAGTGTGGATCTAACAAGTCGTTTGCATAACAAATGATCCAATAATACGTTGGATCAGCATATTCTTTAAACGCAACAATCTCAGGAGTATCTCCATCTTGAAGTTGATACTTGTACATCGCATATGCGTTATTAATCACATCAGTTTTCATACGAAAACGAGAAAAAATATTTGTAACTGCTTTCGGACTTTCGTCTTTAAGATTAAACGTGTATAGAGTTTTTGGAAAGGTTTTAAAAAACATTAGTATCCATCCCTCACAGCATCTCTGTCGATAATCACAGTTTCTTGGAAATTAAGCTGCATTCTCGTTTCAACTGGCATTCCATCGTCAAAACTTGCATATCCATTTGGTGAGTAATCAAGGCTGATTGATTTTAGGACACAGTTTTTAGTTTTAAATAAACTTAAATTTTCCTCACCATCTTTATTAAAGAATTGAATTCTAAATTGAGCAGGTGGAATAAAGTATCTCCCTGAACTTCCTTCTGGAATAATCGGAGCAGAATACAATTTGAACAGATAGATGATATCAAGAATGTCATCTG